GACAAGAAAACACAGCGCCACGACACATTAGCTATGACAACTACTTTTAGGGTTAATGAATGGCTAGATGACGTTGATAAAAAGAGAATGGAAGATTTATATAGAACTAATCCTAAAAGAGCCAGAATTGTTTGTGATGGGGATTGGGGAGTAAGTGAAGGTTTAGTGTTTGATAACTTTAAAGTGATTGATTTTGACGTAACAAACAAGATAAAAGCGCTAAAGGAAACTACTCACGGACAAGACTACGGATTCACTCATGACCCTACCACTCACATAAGTTCCATTGTCGATTTAGATAACAAAGAATTATGGTTATACGATGAACATTATGAACACGCAATGACAACGAACGATATTTATAACATGATGCGTGATAAGAACGTGTTGAGCGCATCTATAACTGGAGATAGTGCAGAGCCTAGATTAATATCAGAGCTGCGCTCAAAAGGCGCTAAGAGATTGCACGCTTCACGAAAAGGTAAGGATTCCGTATTGCACGGTATTCAGTTTTTGCAAGGTTTCACTATATACGTTCATCCATCGTTAAAACATACGATAGAAGAGTTTAACACTTATACGTGGAAGCAAAACAGAGAAGGTAAATGGTTGAATGAGCCGATAGACGAAAACAACCATATTATAGACGCTTTACGCTATAGTGTAGAACGCTATCACTTAGGACAAGGAACACCTAAAAAAGAAAAATACAAAGCATTACAGCGTTTAGGGCTGTAGGAGGTGTAACATGCTAAATACAACCAACACAAGAACAGGTAAGCAACGTTTTTCAGATGATTCAAACATACATTACAGGTACAGCGATGCAGAATCGTTACTCACTAACATAGATGACTTATCAAAGATGATTAAGCATCATGAAAATCATCAAAGGCCTAGATTAAAAACATTAAGAGAGTACTATAAAGGTAACAACCAATCTATTTTGGTGGAAAAACGCAGACGTGAGGAACACTTGGCAGATAACAGAGCGACACATAATTTTGCAAAGTATGTGAGCCAGTTTATCCAAGGTTATTTAATGGGTGTACCTTTAAAGACGACACACGAAGACGAAAAAATGAACGAGACAATAAGAGAATTAAACATATTAAATGATGCAGACGAACACAACAGCGATTTAGTGTTAGACTTATCGATTTTTGGGCGCGCATATGAATTGGTTTATCGTAATGAAACAGACGAAACTAGATTTACTGTACTTGATCCGTTAGAAACATTTGTTATTTACGATGAAACAGTAGAACAAAAACCAATCGCAGCAGTTAGATATATTGGCAACCAATTTAAAGAGGACACGACAGTGTATGTCTATACAGACAAAGAAAGGCATGTCTACTCTATGAATTACAGTCATCACTTAAAGAAAAAAGGAGTAGACAATCACTATTTTAAAGGAGTTCCAGTCGTTGAATACGAGAATAATCGTTACAGACAAGGTGATTACGAGGACGTACTAACCCTTATAGATTTATATGATGCATCGCAATCAGATACAGCCAATTACATGACAGACTTAAACGATGCAATGCTTAAAATAGTCGGTAATTTAGATATAGACGTAGACGAAGCGCAAGCGATGAAAGAAGCTAATATTTTGATGCTCCAAACAGACATAAACGCAGATGGCAAAGCGAGCAGCGCTGATGCTGATTACATTTACAAACAATACGATGTAGCGGGCACAGAAGCGTACAAAGACCGTATTTTTAACAATATTTTATTATTTACATCAATACCTAACCTATTAGACGATGAACGATCGAATACGCAAAGCGGTGAAGCTTTAAAAATGAAGCTATTTGCATTATCACAAAAGCGAGCAATAAAAGAGCGCTTATTCAAAAGGTCGTTACGCGACAGGTACAAGTTAATAAGCAATATTATGAGTGTCGCATCGGAGGGAACTCTTGACGTTAGTGACATTGACATCACGTTTACAGAGAATTTACCATCAATGATAGACAGAGAGTTAGATTGGTTCGCAAAGCTGGGCGGTGAACTGTCACAAGAAACAATGTTGTCGCAATTGTCGTTTATCGAGAACGCAAAGGATGAAATAGAGCGAATCGAAGAAGAAAGAGAATCAGACGATAGTTATGCATTTGGGTTTGCTGAAATGAGTGAGGACGATGGCGAGCAAGAACTCGTATAGATATTGGCGAGACAGAGAAATACAACATGCTAAAAGCCAAATAAAGAACGAGGGTAAGATACTAAAGGAAATTGAGAAACTATATCGTGATACATCAAGAGAAATAGAAAAAGAAATAAATGCACAGCTAAGCAGTTACGCTGGAGCGGAAGGAATCTCTATGTCGGATGTAAAGAAAAGAGTAAGTCAAACTGATATACGAGATTATGAGGACAAAGCAAAGAAGTATGTAAGGGAAAAGAATTTTAGTAAGAAGGCCAACAAAGAAATGCGCAGATATAACCTAAAGATGCGCATAAGTAGGTTGGAGTTAATACAATCATATATCGACTTAGATTTAATTGCTATGGCAGACGGTGTCGATGCGATTATTTATGATCATTTGATGGACGTAGGGTTAAACGAGGTTAGTAGGCAAGGCGGCATACTTGGCGAAACGATTCGGGTATTTAGAAAAGACATCGAGTATATCGCAAAACGAAGATTTCACAACAGCGACTTTTCGGATAAGATATGGAAAAATAAGCGACAGTTACACAGCGAATTAAAGAAAAGACTTGCTGAACAAATTACTAGAGGGCAAAACCCAAGAGTCGCAGCAAGGAAATTACGAGATGACGTTGTATCGAGTGTTTACAATTCCGAACGAATCATGAGAACAGAAAGTGCAAGAGTGCAAAGCGAGGTGCAGATGGAATCGTTTAAAAGCATAGGATTTGAACAATATGAGTTTATCACAACAGAAGGCGCGTGCGATATATGTGAGCCGTTAGATGGCAAAATATTCAGCGTTAAAGATGCAATGCCAGGCGATAACATGTCTCCAATGCATCCACACTGCAAATGTAGCACAGCTGCGTACATGGATAGAGAAGAATGGGAAAAGCAGTTTAGATGACGACATAAAAACTGATTGGAGGTGTTTTTATGACTGAACGAACAATAAATGAAGATGAAATGGTTGGCTTTATCATGCGGAGAGCACTTGAAGACGGGGTTGGAATTGATTGTGAAAGTGTTATTGCGACCCTTTCTTATCAACTTGATTTTTATAAAGAAAAAGGGTTGGTTGAAACTGAAAAAGATATGGAGGGTTGGTTTAAATGAACGACAAGCAAACGGTTGAAGTGGAAATACCACAACTAGAAAGACTCATCAAAGAATTGGAAAGGACACGAAAGGCAGTCGAGAAATCCAATCGAAAGTGAGGTGACCGCTATGTTACGCGTAAATCATAGCGTATCTTGATGATGATACAGTCATCTGACCGTAATGTCGTTAAACTAATAAAAGCAAGGGAGCAGGTCATTTGACGAAAGAAGATATCGAAAATTATTTGTCCTTAACACGACACTAAACTGTTAAAATCAATCGTACATGGGCAACGCAATCAATCGAATAGTAACACTAATCTAAGCACTGAATGGGCGCACACGCGACTGTTTGGGGCTTTTTTTGTCGTGATTACAACGTTTGAATTTAATTGACTATGTGGGAAAAGGGGTAAAGGAAATGTCAGAAGAAAATACAAATGTAAATGATGAAACTACTGAAAACACACAAGAGGAAAAGCAGGATAATGCAACATTTACACAATCAGAAGTAGATAGGCAGATTAGTAAGGCGGTTGAAAGTGCAATTTCTAAACAGCGCGCTAAATGGGAGCAAGAAAAGCAAGAAGAAATAGAAAAGGCTAAAAGTGAGGCAGAGGAGTATGCCAAACTTACGCAAAAGGAAAAAGAAGAAGCTGAACTAACTAAACGATTAGAAGAACTAGAAAAGCGCGAAAAAGAGTTAAATAATCGCGAGTTATTAGGTCAGATTCAATCAGATTTAAAGGAAAACAATTTGCCAGCAGAATTAGCTGATACGTTACTTAACTTACAAGATAACGGAAAAATCAAAGCTAAAATAGGCGACATCAAGAAACACATTGACGATACAGTTAATGCGCGGGTTAAAGAAGCGTTACGACAAGAAACACCAACGCAAAGCACAAGAGAAGTTGAGAACGATCCGTTTCAAGCAAAAATAGCAAAGTATAAATAAAGGAGAATGATATAAATGGCAACAAACAACAATAACATTGGAGCACGTAGTTACCAGTTACAATTTAAAGAAATGTTACAGGCAGTATTCCAGAAGCGAGCATATTTTGGAGACTTTTTTGGCGGAGGAATTGAAGCATTAGACGGAGTGCAAGATAATGAAAATGCATTCTATGTAAAGACTTCTGATATTCCAGTAGTAGTAAATAACTACAACACAGATTCGGACGTAGCTTTTGGAAGCGGAACAGCCAATTCTACTCGATTCGGGGAGCGCACAGAGGTAATCTATACTAACACACCAGTACCTTACACTTGGGATTGGGCTATCCATGAAGGTATTGACCGATTTACAGTAAACAACAACTTAGATGCAGCAGTAGCTGATCGTTTAGACTTACAAGCACAAGCTAAAATTAATCAATTTAATACACATCACAGCGAGTTTATCTCTAATAGCGCAGGTCACACAGAAACACTAGAAGGAGCTGATGGCGATGGGGTACTAGCTCTATTTAATAAGTTATCAGCTTACTTTACAAACATTGAAGCGGTCGGAACTAAAGTGGCTAAGGTTACACCAGAAATTTACAACATTATTGTAGACATGCCACAGACAACGATTGAAAAGCGTTCAAGCGCAAACATTGACAACAACACGATTGTTAGTTTTAAAGGATTTGAAATTCAAGAGTTACCAGATTCAATGTTCCAAGATGATGAGGTTGTGTACGCTTATATTTCAGGTGTAGGTAAAGCTTTCACTGGTATTAATACAGCACGTACAATCGAATCAGA